AATGACAAAAGCGATAAAACACCAATGCAACAATTGGCAGAAGATTTAAAATTATTTCAAAACATTAATGGTGACAACTTATCAAAAGTTGGCCAAGGTTTTAAAGATTTAGCATCCGGTTTATTAGGATTTGCAAAATTAACGGAAGAAGATATAGCTAAAGCGTCAAGGGCTGTAGCTGCAGGTGCAACATTAGCGAAAAATGTTCCAGTTACGACAACACCCACAGCACCTGCACCGCCAGCAGTACCAAGTACAAGCTCAACATCACCAACGACCGATATGAGTGCATATAAGTCTAGAGCGGGAGTTGGTAGAGAGGGTTCTAGTTCAACATCACCAACACCAGCTGGTAAAAATTCTTTATTGGATATGATTGCAAAAGGAGAATCAGCAGGTGCTGGTGGATATAATGCAATGAATCAAGGAACTCCAGGTGGTGGACCAGTTATAGGTTCTGGTGATTCACAAAAAATTATTAATAAGAAATTGACCGACATGACTGTTGGTGAAATTATGGATAGGGCTGCAAATCCAACCGATGATGCGAAAAAGAGAAAAGATGGTGGACTAATATTTGCTGCCGGAAGATATCAAATAATTCCTGGTACTTTAAAAGGTTTAGTTAAACAAGGTGTTGTTTCGAGAGATGATAAATTTGATGAGGCCACCCAAGATAAATTAGGAATGGCATTAATTCAAGGTACTGGTGCTTTAAAATTAGCTGCCAAGGGTGACTATGAGGGAGCACAAAATGCTATGGCAAAAACATGGGCTTCTATTCCACTCGCTACAGATATTGGTAATAAAAAAGCAGGACAATCTTACTATCAAAAAGCTGGTCAAAACACGGCACACGCCGGACTTGATGTAAAAGGTGCCTTAATGGCTAGTTCACCATCTACCGGTGTAACATTAGCATCTGCATCAACATCAATGTCAGACCAAAGAATGGCTGCAATGAAACCAGGTGGCGGTAGCACAACCATTAATGCACCAGTCACTAGTGTTGCTCAAAATGGTGGTGGTGGTGGCGGTGGTAATAATGTGAATCCGTATAATGCAGATATGGCAAGATATCTGTTGGGAACACTTACATAATAAAAAACCCCGCACAAGGCGGGGTTTAATTTGCATAAAAGATTTTACTCTTTTTCTGCTAAAGACTTAAAGTAATCCAAGTCTTCGTCATCATGTTCAACAATCTTTTTATCGATTACTGAAACATCTTCATCATCAAACTTCTTAAAGACGGCATCTTCTGCCTTAGTCTTTACGGAAGAACCACCATCAAAGCCCAAAACTTTATCAAGTTTCGCCTTCAATACTTCATATGATTTGAAGTTAGATGGTTCGGTGAATTCTTTGAGAGAATATTCTTTCTTCCAAAGTGCTTCAAGTTTCTCATCATCACCATCAAGCAATGCAGACTTATCAGCAAATTCTGATTTGTCATAGTTGCGATAGCCTTCAACATTACGAATCTTCAACTTGAAGTTAGCACCTTCCCACATATCAAATGGGTTGATTGGTGTTTCATCAGCGAATTCAGGATTCATTGCCTCTGTAATCTTATCAAAGATTTTCTTACCAAACTTAAACAGTTTGATTTGACCTTCGTTTGATGGATTACTTGGGTCTGATACGACCAAGATGTTAGCAATATAATGCAAACGGCGTTTTTGTTTGCGAGCAATTTCTTTGTTCGCTTCGATACCAGAATTCCATAATGTAGTATTGTACTCTGATACTGGATCTTTTTGACCAAGAGTTGTCAGAGAGTTTTCAATATACCAACCGCCTGGACCTTGAAATCCATGGTCGAATCTACGAACCCAAGGTAGTGCATCATCACCGTCTACCGCAGGTGCGGGAAGAAAGCGAATAACTGCCATGCCATTGCCTGCTTTATCAACAGTAGGTTGCCAGAGTCTGGTATCGTCTTTTGACCCAGCTTCTTTAGAAGTGGGAGATGTGGAGTCTTCAATTGCTTTGGTTAGTTTATCCAAATCATTGCGACTTCTTTTGAGGTTTGCGAAAGAACTCATATATTATTTCCTTGTATAAAATGTATGTTGTTGTATAGCGTTTTGTTCACAGTATCATTATATCACATTATTTAGTTGCTTTGCAAGCACACTATCTAATTTTTGCAGAGTTTCACCGATATCTTTATGAAGTATACCGATACCACCTGCCTTGTTGAAAGCAACAATCACATCTTCTGTATCATCGATTAAGATGGTATCAGGAGTTGCATATGATGCTTTCAGACCTCTTCCAGGAACCACATTTCGTTTGTATGCGAGTCCTTGTTTCTTTAACCAAATATCTTTCTGTTCGGCAACTAAGTTATGGTACTTCGCACCGCCAGATGAGGTTAGTATTTCAATTGGTAATTCTGTTCGTCTTACATATCTCAACAATTCAATTGCACCCGGAAAGATATCCAAGGTTTCAAATTGTTTCGACATAACAAAGTCAGTCCAGTTTACAGACCAATTCTTTTTGTCTCTGCTTGAATTTGGTGCTTCATTGTACAATTCCATATATCGTTTTTCGAAATCACACAATACTCCATCCATATCAAGGTAAATTTTCTCAATCATTTATCACCTTCTTCAATATAAGTTTATATTTTACACTATCCTTGGGAAGAAATGAGGCATACTTGGTGCATTTTCGCCTGTATTCTGGCCACCGAATAGTGTCCGATATCTTCTTAGACCACATAGGAAAGAATCCAAGAATGTCATTGAGAATACACAAGGTTTCAATCTGTATATCTCTCTGTAAAGTCTTCGTCAATAGACTAGGATAGTCACCATCATGCACAACAATCAAGTCATTAGGGTTAGAACAACCATCAAATATCTTTGTTAAATCATTCTCAAATGTATACGACAGCGATTGAATTACCTTTTGTCGTTTTCGGTAATTCATATCTGCTTCTTCCATCAATAGGTTACCTACCCAAGACTTCTCATCTTCAACAAAATTGGCAACAACAAAGTTAACCAAGTCTTCTTTGTTATTACATTTACGAGATAGTTTGTAAAAATGATATTTGTCTTTTCTATTTTCGAAAGCAGTTACACTAACGCTGGTCTTACCATTGTATTTGAAGTAATCATAAGAATCTGATGTAAAGTGTAACTTGAGTGCCTGATAGATTTCAAATGTTTCATAACCAGTCATATTGGCAATCGAGCACCTTTATCTTTTAACATATTATTATCCATTGCGTTAGCTTCAATTTTTGATTTAAGGTTAGAGTTAATCAATGTTGCAGCTACTTCAATTTCAAGACCAGTTGTCTTACAATGGTCAACAATCGCTTCTATGTAATTGTAATCAGTATTTGCAACAAGAGATTCTATCGACTTGGCAAATTTTGCCATTTCATCTTTAGTTGGCATCACTACCTTTTGGGCAAAACTTATCCCAGCATTTTTGAGTTTTCATTGTTTCCAAACTAATACCACAAACTGAACACTTCTCAGTAATTGATTGAACAGTCATTGGACCTTTCATCAATTGATCCACAGTCCATTGCATTGCAGTAGATGGTGCAACACCATACCATTCTTCACCCAATTTACTCACATCTTCAGTCGGATTACTTTTTGGAAAAGGCCATGTTGCACTTGTATTGTTCCAAGTATAAACAGGTTCTTCTTGCGGTGTATCAAACTCTTCATTGTGCCATTCTTCACAGTCATCATAATTCACAAAGTCTAATGTGCCAGATGGATGAAAACCTGAACCACGAATAAACATTTCAAAATGTTCCAGAATGTCTGGAAGATACTCTGCATTAAATTCTAATGTAGTCTCTGACTTGTGACCAGAGATATCGTCTATTTGTTTAAAAATATATTTCATTTTACAATCGTTTCATAAAGAGTTTCAAATTGGTCTTGCACAGCAACTTCTTCATCGTAGTTCTGTTTGAAATAGACCTTTGCCATTTTTGCTACAATCGTCTTTGGTAATTGTAACTGTTTACTGATATCCGCAATTGCTTCACGGATATATTCTTTCTCACCCTGAGACCGTGCCATTGCATCAGACACCTCACGGATTACTTTCAACAACTTTTCACGGTCTGCTGGGTTTGAAATTTGATTAACACTCACTTGCTGAATAGCCATAATATACTCCTAAAAAATTATTTCTTAACTGTTACACCTGTATTGTGAGATTGTGCTGATGAAGCAAAAGCCACACAAATAATATCGTCACTCTTTGCATATGAACATCTTACTGATAATGGGTCAATGCCTTTTGCAATTGCATTATCAATATTCTGTGCCATAAGACTTCTATCACTTATATTATAATAACCTAATCCAAATATTGCTGCCAACAACACTAATGTCAATGACACAATAGTTGGTGTTGGGTATTCTAATTTAACTGGCATTTTCATATTCCTTTTCCTGTTTTAGCGTAAAATATGTGACGGCCAACAACGGCAGTTGTCCGCATGTTTTTCCATCCAGGATTAACATAGTCAGCATGGTAAAATAAAGCACCATTGGATGGGTCTATCATTCGTTCATAATTAATATAAACACTTACTGCTAATTCTCTAATCTCATTATACAACGAATTGGGGGTGGATGTCAAGCGTTTTTCGGTGGAAATGCGGTAAGGTTTATCTTCGCAGTACCAAGAAAATTGGCAAACATTCCTGATTTTTTGTTTCACTACGCCACAGATATCACTCTCAAATAAACCGGAATTAACTCTGTTCAAGGTAACAAACGCAACGGCAATCTGTCCTTGTTTTGGTTCGTGGGCAGATTCAAAGTAAATATTTTCTGCTAGACATTCAACTTCTGCTTTTGCCTGTGGTGACAAACTGTTGAATTTGGTTTTAAAAGGCATATCATATCTAATCTGTGATGCCATTCCAAAACTTATTGTCAGTATTACCATGATAGTGGCAATACAAATTAAAAAACTTGATTTCATTCTTACTCCTTTGTGTTGAAAGGAGAGCGCACCCGAGAAGAGTGCGCTCTTCTCGCCCATCAGGTGGTAGACTTTTTAGGTGTAGTCTTTGTTTCTAGTGGGATGTTTGAAACAAAACCATTTAAGGTTTGAGCCTTTGAAATGATTTCTGTTTCTGAGGGGAATAATGGAAAACCTGGATGTTCAGGTAACTCTCCCCCATTGATTTTAGCGATTTCTAGTTTGGCTTGCCAACTATTGCTAATGATTTCACGCTTACCATAGTAGTCATCGGTAAGCATATCTTTCGCCATTTTTAAAAGTTCAAGGCGAATCTCGAACGGTGTCATATTAGACATGTTTCACTCCTTAGTGTGTTTGTGTGTCACCAGCGATTTGTGTGAGTGCTGGTTACTTATTTAGTCATTCCAATGTCGCAAAACACCGGCCATAATTACAAAATTAGTCACTATGTATATTAACACAATGATTGAACGAATAATGGCAATCTTATCCGCTTCATTGTCATTCGTTGATGCTTTTTCTCCTAATGCCTTTGCCCATAGTCTCCAGATTTTAGTCCCAAAGCGCTTCATAGTATTTACCGAACAAACGATATCCGTTTGTGATTCGTTTCTGTACTTCTTGCATACCATCAAAATCTAATGTGTAAGTATGTTTCGGTCCGTCAATCCATTGATACATTGTTGCTTTGCCGTTTTCATCCCATTGACAAGCAACCGTCTTCTTGTC